GCGGAAGTAGTATAACCAAGATAGATGGGCTTTTCATTGGTCACCGTCACCGTTCTTGAAGGGTGATAGGCGATTCCACTGATAGCTATCTGCGTATATTTCAAAAAATCCATGGCATTTGGATTTTGGTTAAGGACAAGACTCCCAGCAGTATTAAGAGGATCAAGCACATTGAAACTAATGTTAAGATCAGGTAGATCCCAATAGTTGATCGGCTCATTACTTTTCATACCATCAACGAGCATTGCGATGGAAGCCACGCCATAAATACGAGAAACAGTAAGTAAATTGTGAACAAGAAAATCACCCCCAATAAGTTTCCATTCCTCGCCAAAAGCATCCGCACAAAGTTCACCGGGACTGTCAGGAACCTTAATATCGCGTTTTTGCGCCATCGCAAGGCTGACAGGACCTTCAGTAATACGCGCGCCCAAGGGATGATATAGATAAATTTCCTTACAAGTCTGGTAACTCATAACATCGCCTGGAACAATGTCAGGAGCTACCAAAAGCTCTTGCAAGGCATTGCCAGGGACTGAGTCAACTTGAGAAGAAGGAACAGGCATTAGGGAGCCGTCGTTAAGCTAAACGTCGCACCAGCCGGACAACTCGTCACAAAAACCCCATTTGTAAATGGAATATTACCAGAAAAGACACCCATTGGCCAAGTTGGAGCAGTTAATCCAGGTGATAAAGTTACCCCAGGCTTATATCCAAATACTGACATTGCTGCAATAGAAGCATTATACAGAGTACGAAAGAATCCTACAGGAGCAGCAGGAGCAGCAGCAGCATCTATAAAAGTCAATGGAGTAGCCATATCAGTCGCTGAAGTAGGCTGAGCCACAGTCAGACCTGTGATCTTAGTATCAGCAACCGTGGCGAGTTTTGTGCCAATACTGGCAGTAGTGACAGAGATGACTGTCATATATCAACTCCAACATTAAACGTACTGCCATCTGCAATGTTTTTCACCGTAAGATTAACAAAGGGAATACCTGCATTAGACATAAGAACAGAATTAGTAGAAACAGGACTAGTGGGGATATACATGAGAAATAATGTTACTTCATTACCAGGGACTGAATCATCTACTAATTCAAACCCATCAGTAAAGTATTGAGTAGGGATACCGGTCAACGTAATACTATTCAAGTGTCCATTATTTGCAATCGTGACACCTCGTTTAGTATTATCTACAGGAAGAGTAGTGGCTACCATAATATCCTCACGTTAATTGTCGTTTGAACCATACTCTAACTTGTCCATCATCAGTTTTAATATTAGTGAAGAAAATCATTTCCCAGCCCTGAGCTCCAAGAGCATTTAAAATATCTAGATAATCTGTATCTAAACCTCCCACATTGAAATGTTCAATATGATAATCATACGTATGACCTCCAAATGCCGTTGTGCCTGTGTCACAAGAAACCATCACTGACTTACCGCCAGCGATAGGAAGTCCTGTAGAATCTCCAGGACTTACAGAAATCGTATACCATCCAGTATTATTAACAGGTGCTGAATTGACAATATAACTGGCAACTTTATTGATATCATCTTTTTGCTGAAAGTTAATAACATTCCCCGCTGCTATAGCAGCAAATGAAGTTGATTGATCAACATTGCCTACAGACAATTGATCAAAATATAATTCTGTCGCATCACTCTGTGTTGTTGTATTGAACCGCATACTTCCATTGCCGGGATCTGATGCCGATGTTTGACCGGCAACGACCTTATACTCCATCGTTATCAATCCCGCTGGAAGCGGGGTTACACCCCTTGGCTTTCTTTTTGATTTCTTTGTTTTCTTAGCCATTATGCCGTCGTCAAAGACCACGTTGAACCAGCAGGGCATGATCGAAGAACAAGATTGCCAGAAACCGGGATACTATACCCAGACATCTTGTGAGTAGCATGAGGAGAATGAGCTCCGTTAACTCCTGCATGGACACTATAGATTACACGAGGAGGACTACCTGCTACCTCATCAGTCAAAGTAAAGTAAGCGGCCGTTGGAAGCCCTGTGCCTGGATCAAACTGCGGCATTTCCCAAGATGTTGGAGGACCCGTAAAAAGAATTTGTGTGATGTTACAGGGACCAGTGTCAATGACAGTTCCTACTAGAGCAGCGGTGATGGCCTTAACTCCATGAACTAATTGTTCTGGTTGATCTTCAGTTTCAACTTCATGACGAGGTGCTCGTGCCATTAGTATCCCTCCCAGTTCCCTAAACTAATCGCAATCCCATAAGTGAATGCATCAAGCAAATCATCTTGACGATCTTCTACATCACCTACACGAAACCCCAGAACTTGACCAAGTAAATGATTCTTTGTAACCTGTTTGTAGGTAAGAACTCTATCGTATGCAGTTTCGAGAATCTTAACCATACCCCGGAACACGTATCCGCTTACGTTTATGGCGCGCTCGGCTTTCCCAAGCTGCGTGAGCTTTTGAGGCATTTCGTTGACGGCCAACATTCTGCGACGCGCCTGCTGTAGCAGGATCGACCCACTGGCCTTGTCTTCGATAAAGCACCCTCGGTGTCCTAGTCGGGAGCCGCATTTCTTAGCATACTCCTCAAGATTGTTATAAACCACCGGAAGCCAAGTTTCGAGCATCGAGCCTTCAATCTGCAAATATTCATAATCAATAATCTTGAGCCACTTTTCGTCGCCAAGTTTTTCGTAGGCCCAATAAACAACTCCAGTACCATCATTCTCTTTGCCCGTTTTGACAGCAGTATCCATGGTGGCAAAGACATAAAGACACCGCTGAGGATATGGTTCTGGCTTTCCTTCCGTTAGCATGTTATTGAGGCTAAAGAATGCCTCGCCGGACCAATCAACAAATTCAGCTAAGTATTCTTGGGCGTAGACGAGGGGGTGGTTGTCGCGCTCAAGGCGTGCCAATTCGTCGGCTGGGAGGAAAGGATTACTATGTGACGGTGCATGGTATTCTTTGAATCCGTACTCGGACAGATTACAGATTCGCCAGAAAAGATTATCCTCGTTGATGCCGTTAGTATTTGATGCAACGATGGCCGCTCCTCTAAAGTCGAGAAGCGTGGGTCTAATAGCTTTTTCCCAGATAGAAATCGCGTTAGGTTTGGTGAATGCGGCTTCGTCGATGATAACGAGATGGTAACGGCGGGACCGTCCGGCTTTTTCGTCTTCGAGGGTCCAGAGTTCAATACGACCTCCAGTAGTTGTATGAATGATGCCCAGGTTGCGTGAGGAGTTTCGAACGGCGGGTTCTAACGTAACCTCGTTTTCGCTGTATGCTTCAGACGCATACCGGTAGTTCGGTACGAACCATCCAACCTGAGCACCCTTCGCAGCGAAGTCGCAAGCAACAGTTTTCAGGAAGTTTGTCTTCCCCCATCGCCTGCCACATCGCAACGCTCGGAAACGAGCAGACATCAAGAAAGCTTCTCTCTGCCCAGGATGTAAAGTGGGCAGACTAATAACTTTTCTTTCAGGGTTAACAGGTAAAGGAAGAACGTGCGCTGTCATAGCTTATGGGGGGAAGCCAGTATGCCCAGGCCGGGAACACATCCAGCTTCCCCTTAGTCGTAGCATCCGGGAGTCGGGGGGCTGATTCACTTATGCTACGATTCTGGATTACCGCTACCGTTGGTTTTCTTCTGATTACTGTTCTCTGTTCCAGGCATTATAATATTTGTACCGGGAAGATCTGGAAGGCCACCTTCAATACGAATTGTCACTCCTGCCGTGATATCACTGGCTACCTGCTGAAGGCGAGGATGTTCATATGCAGCACAAGCCTTCGCCGCGTCAATCCTTATTGACATCGGTAATGAGTTATCCTCAAATACTCGTCGAAGCCATTCTTTGGACGGGAGATCCTTTTCATTGTAGGCATGAATCACAGGTCCAAGAATTTGGCCTTCTCTGGGTTTATCCATGTGACAAGGAAGGAACAGACCCCATACATAAGATCAGGGCCATAGGTTAACGAGACGTGGCTCAAAGCACTGCGTCCGTTGAACAGAGCTCATTACTACAACATTTGCCTCTTGACAAGCCCCATGCTACAATTTTTTATGTGGTTAGGACGATATGGGAATAAAAGAAGACAATAACCTAATCAAGTTGATCGCTAACCGTGCCTCACGGTTCTATCATAATCACGGTATAGATATAGAACCTGAGTACATAGCCAGCGAGCTGAAAACATGTCATGAAGAGATCTGCCCTCTCCGACTGGATGGTCTGCTCGACGCAGACATTGGAAATCTTATGCACGACGTATCCGGAATTCTCAGGTATATGGATATCCTAGACGGGAGCTTTTGGGAGCATTGGAAACCAGGATTCGCGAGGTAGATATGGCAAATATAGGAAAACCTGAACGAAGAGTTGTGGTTATTCCGGCAGAAGTACCGGTTGAGCCAGAACCTATCAAGCCAGAGCCAGAAAAGCCAGTGCAGGCTCCAGCAGAAGAACCTGAGAAAGTTCCAGCATAGAAAACCCACGGTCCTAGACATCCTGTCACCCCGAAGGGGACCGTGGGCTGAAGGGGTGGACTCGTGCTCCCACCCCAGGGGCCTCCTACGCCTCTATGCCGCAGTATGGAGGAACGGGGAGGCCCCACTATTCCCACTTGCATTCGGCAAAGCCGTAAAGTATAATTAGGGGGCAGGAGGGTTCTATGTGTGCAATCAATCCTAAACACGAAAAGCATTTCACCATATCGGTGTATACCTCACTAGAGATACCAGAAGAAGATTTTAGAGAATTGGTATATGAGATGCTAGTAAGAACAGAAATGACATTAAATCTAGATATGCGGCTCCGATGGCATGTGAAGGAACAACAGCCATGACATTAGCCATAGAAGATGAAGACATACTAGAAAGCATGGTCAGGCGCAATGACATCATAAATATTATTCGCACATTAGCTATGATTACCGGTAAACGAAGCATTGCCATTGAAGCAACCAATGCGAATAGATTGCGGGTCGCACAATCTAGTCTCGTAGCCTTGGCAGATTATCTCGAAACTATATATGTGAGATGACATGCCCAAGGTCACTTGCCCATGCTGTCACGGCAAGAGGGTCGTGGAGGTATTTGATGAAGAATGGGGTGAAATCCTCCACATGGTTTGTATGCATTGTGAAGGTACTGGTCAAGTAGAAGCAGAGGTAGAGGAAAATGGTAGTGAGCAATGATACCGCGATGAATATTTACCGGGTACTTAGCCAGAATTGCTCTGCGAAGCAAATACGCTCGATCTTAGAAGATTTGGCTGAAGTGCCAGGGAACCAGTCATTCAGGGATACGGTTAACCGGTTACGATACATACACGACAGAAAATCTGCTGGAGAACTAAAAGAACCTACTGTCCAGAGAGATGAGAGAGACGAAAGCAAATAGGAGGGCTTATGTCACACAAGATCAGGTTCACTGCTGAAGGTCCAATGTCAAAGTATGATGACTTTGAAGCAAGGCTTACAGCAGAAGGGTTCAAAATCATAAAAGTTGATCTTGCCAAAAGGGGAGAGATACACAGGTCAGCGCCCGTGAATGGGCCACGCAAGCACTACAAGAAACCTGCCATGGAACTAGTGTTCGATGCGCTGAACGGAAATAAGGGAATGGCCATGGCTACTGATACTCTCAAGAAGGCCCTGGACCTGCCCGCTGGCACACTAAGCGGAAGCCTTGCCAAGTTGAAAAAGGCTGGCCGTGTGAAGAATGATGGCAAGGGAAGATGGGCGGTTAAGTGATGATAAAGATCCTAGTTATAGCTGAAGTGCCAGATGAACGAGGCAACGAATGGTGCCAGCATGTGCGGGACTTTGATGTGCGGGTGGCTGGCTGTAAGTTCAATCTGTTTGCTCTGGCTCCGGATAAGTCGGTAGACGAGATGAAGGAGATGCTAAATATCAAACCTCCACTACAGCTTAGAAAGGAAATAAAGAGGGGCTAGTTCGTAAGAACTCACCAGCCTATAAAATCATAGTTGCAATCTTAAGTTGCGTGGTTTATGCTTTACAAGCTATCAACTGCGCCTAGCCGGGAGTGGCGCAAGTCATGGACAGTAACTCCGGCAGTTCAAGGGGATAAGTGGCGCGCCGATGGCTCATCGGGGCCGCGCCTGCCTTCCCCAGGCCATCCCTTTTGTGGCGTCCCGATCATCGGGCAACGCTGTGGATGCGGACACGGGTTCTGGCCCCTGATTGGACCGTGGCCCCTACGATAGTGGGGCACTTTATTTTGATATTGCATATCCTAATTTTGTAAAGTATAATA